AGCAACACCAATAGATTTTGTATTAGCCATTGATTTTCTCCTGAAAAGGATGCCCCGACCGTAGCCGGGGCAAACCTATTAGCCAGCGATGCGGTACAGGTTGTACGTTGTCGCGCTGGTTTTAACAGCACGGAACAATACGCTCTTGGATGCAACGCCTGCGCCGGAACCAACCAACGTCCAGCCTGTGCCAGCCGTGATGGTAGGAACGCCGGTGCTGGTAGCAATCAAAGCAAACTCGAACGACGAGTTAACTTTGGCGCTGCTAACGTCAGCGTCAACAACGCTAACAGCAGGAAGCGCAAGGTCAGCAGTGCTGCTTGATGTGTATACAACTGCGCCGCCAGCCAAATCGGCAGTGGTCAGCGTAACACCTGCGGTGTACGCAGTAGGGATTGCGGATACGCCCAGCGTGACTTCGCCGAGGTTGCCGTCGCCAACTTGATAACCGCCGGCGCCATTAGGTAGAATAGCCATGATAAAAATCCTTTAAAATGTTTGGCCTCCGGCGAACCGGAGGCCATGATTAAATTAGCCCCACATCCGGACGGCCATTTGCGGACGGATCGTGCTGTAACCATACAGAACGTCAATACGGCAAGGCATACGGTCGTTGTTGATGTCGTACTGACGAACAACGCGAAGCGAGATGCCGTTGTGTACCTGACGCGATGCCATGTCTACGCCCTGTGGGAGCAGAAGGTCGGCGGTTGCGAAGGTGATGGCGTCCTTGTGGTAGATGAGGTTCTGCGCGTATTGCGAAGAAGCCGCACCAACGAACACTACAGCCTTGCTGTTGCCGGGCAGTGTGTTGACAGTGGCAAGAGCGTGACCAGCCGAGTAGATCGGTGCAACAGTGATGCTGCCTGCGCCAGAGCTGTTGAGCAAGACATCAGCCAATGCAACGAACTGGAACAACGAACCTGTGCTTTCACGGGTCTGTGGGTTAACTGCAAAGCAGTCAGCTACAGTGAACACGTCGCCAGCCTTGACAGTAGCAGCGTTACCAGCACCAGTGATGGCGATGGTGGTTGCGCCTTCCGACGTAACAGCCGCCGAAGTCGAACCGCCGGTTGCAGTACGCGAACCAGTGGTGAACTGCTTGATGGACTGCGACATATTGATTTCGTCGAAACCAAGTACGCCAGTACCCATCATGCCGTTCTTGAACTGCTTGCTGATCGTGTCAGTTGGGTTGAATAGACCCTTCATGCCTTCGACCAAGCCAGCGTTTGCGGCTGGGTTGACAGTGGCATAACGTGGCGACATCACGGCGGCGTTTTCGTTGAGCTTCTGCTGTGCAGCAAGAAGAACAGCCGAAGTAGCTGGCGTAGTGCCGGGCGTGCCGACCGAGTTACCGATGGTCGCGTAAGCGTTGGCAACGTCTGCGTCGATGCTCGAAGCAAGCTGCGAGATACGTGGCTTCAAAACGCGCTCTGCGAAATCGTCCAACTGCATGGTCAATTCAGCAGTCGTGAAGTTGACGCCGATGTGCTTCTGGTTGGCAACGGTCAGAGTTGTGAACTGCTCGTTGTCGTCCTGTACCTGAAGGGCTGCGCCATCAGTTACAAGTGCGCGGTCTGGAAGACGGATACGCAGGGTTGAACCAATTTTAGCACCTTCAACAGCAAAGCTGTCGTCGTACTGACGGTTTACGTTACGTGTAAGAACAAGGTTGTTTTCGAGAATCTCAAGCGCCTTGCGCGTGATCATGTCGATTGTTAAAATCGAGTTAGACATGGTAATAATCCTAAATTATCGGTTGCGTTGTGCCTCGTACTTCTTGATCTGCCGTTGCCGTTCTGCCTCAATCCAATCTGACGTACTCATGGACTTTACGGCCCGTGGGTCTGTCGTATCAAATGTCGGCGCACCAGAGGTGCGGGCAGTGACAGGTGCAATCGGTGCCGGGGCGTTGGAGGTTTTTTTGAACGTAGGTTCGGCTGTAAGCCGCGCCTCGATCATACCAATTTCCCTAGCTTGCAAAATGGGGTCCATACGCGAGATACGCTGGGCGTCTTTTGTGTTGATGCCTAAGTGATAAATCACGTCGGGACCAATATCGGACGCTTGTATTGCCATCGCCATCGCGTCGGTGATCGGAAGGTTGGGGTTATAGGCGACTTGTTCAAAGTCGTCATATTTGTCCCGCGCTGCCTCTTCACGTTCGTGATAAGACTCTAGCATTGCACGTTGCTGGCTGTCCTTTTCACGGCGTGCCAGCAGTTCTTCGGCTTTACGTTCGGCCAAAACCTCTGCGTAATCCTCATAAGTCTCAAATTGATCAGGGGTAATGTCGTGGATCGGCTGCTGCCGTGCCTGCATTTCCTCTGCTCTTTGAGCCTGTTCGCGTTCCCATTTACGCTGCTCTCTTGCGAGTCGTTTGCCTACAATGGCGTCCAAGTCTTCTTGTGTGAAGGTCTTGGGTGCTTCCTGCTCAGCAGACTGCTCTTCCGGCGTCGTGTTTTCTACAGGCTCGATTGCTGCCGTGGCTTCGAGTTCTGGCGCGGAGGCATCCGCTTCGGTAAAGACATTATCGTCCATGTTTAACCCTTAAAGAGTTCCTGATGAGCCGCATCAGTACGGTTGGTGGCTAGACTACATCATTTGATGCAGTCTGGCAATCTTGTTACGCTTCTACTTCTGCGGGAGCGTTCTTAGCTTGTTCTGCGGCATAGGCAGCTACTACGTCAGCGGTGTGCGTCGCGGCGCATATTGCCTGCACGCGAGCATCTTCTGCGCTGTAGTCATCGCCGGGGGCGACAACGTGACGGTGGAATGTGCCGCTGATCTGTTCGCCGTCTTCGAGGATGGCAGTCTTAGTGCGTACTTGCACTGCGCCGTTCTCAAGAACTTCGACCTTATCTACCACTACATTTTTTTCTAAAGCCATTTTTATTCTCCTGTTTCCAGACCGGCTATCCCGCCGGACATTAGGTTAACTTATGTACTCAACTTCGCGGGTTATATAAAGTATTGACCCTGTGGTGTTGGCTATGTCAATCTTGTAAAGGTTTTCGTCCGACGGAGAACCGTTGATAGTAACCGCTACGCCCGATCCAAGGCTGTTTACAGCCACTACATATACGCGTCCGGCTGTCGTGCCGTCACCGCGAACAATGTACTCATGCACACCCTTAGCGCCTGCGTTAAAAATATGCCGCACGCGGACTGTGTAATCCTCGTTAAGCTGCCCAAATTCTTGGCTGGTAAACGTAGACGCCGTGTTGACGCTGTTATCATATCGGTTGTTCTTAGGGTACGCGACGGCAGCTTCGGCTGCGGTAAGCAGATTAGGTTCAAACGACCAATAGATCGGCGTGCGCCATTCAGACTCAAAAATAGATACGTCGCAAGTGGTTAGAAAATCACCTGTTTCAATCGGTGCTACTAAAGTGAACAAGCCTGTATATGGCCCCCATGTAAACCCTTCAGTCACACCTATGTCAACGCCGCCAATAGTAACGACAGCATTAGAAAAGCCGTTATTTTCGTCTGTGCAAGCCGCTGCAAAAGAACCATAAATATAGCCGTCCGCAACTGTTTGCGACGACTCAGTGTTGTTATTTATGAGGTTGTTTGTGTTTATGCCGACGCATTTTTCGCGCACGCCTGTTGGAAGCGTACCGCTATAGGGGGTGCGCCCTACGCCAGCATTAGAACCAGCGAGGCTTGTTTCGATAAACCTATTTCCGTGCCGCCCAATATCTGTTGAAAGTGGGCTTAGGAACATCGTGTAAGTGTCAGTCTGACCGTAAGTGGCGTCATTTGAAACGACAGGCGTAACTGTTTCTGGCGTGACGGCGATCCAACCGTAACCACTAGCTTTAATTGGACACTGCGAGGATATTTCAGCGCCGAAAGGCAGGCGAATTTCGTCAGGCATAAACGCCGAAGGATATAGTCTGTTGCTGACAAATAACTTCAAACCGGAATATCCGAACGCTGGCATATATGGCTGTAGCAGCCCATAGCCTGAGTCCACGCCTGTGTTTTCCGCGCTCACATTATCAAGGCCAATATTGCAGTTCCAGTTGGAGTCTGTCTGATAAATACCCGCTGGCTCACAACCTTCAAAATGCGTATTCCGCATATTCATAAAGGTGGCGCTACCATTGATGTGTATGCCGCCGCCGACAGTGGTGTCGTGAAACATATTTCGGTCAAGATAAAACAGGTTCATGTTGACGTTATCAAGTTCGACGCACGTTTCAGTTTTGAAAGCGTTGCAGCGGTCAATGTATGTGGGGCCAAAATAGTTGGCGGGCGTAGATGGGTCGCCGGTCGTGCAATAAAACCGGATAAAGTTTTTCATGCCGTAACAGTTTACGTTCTGCCAAAGCAGTTTTTGCACGTAGTTCGCCGTAGATTTTCCTACTGAGAACCCTTCGCTGGTGCGGAAATAAACGCTGTCTTTTGTTTGGCGGATTGAAAAATCCTCAAAAGACACGTTCTGGAAATAAAAGTCGTTAAACTGAATATCGAACAGCTTTGATGCAGTTTTGTTAAAAATGATGTTGGTGCGGCTTTCGATAACACCGTCGCCCTGCGTAATTGCGTCGCTGGCAATCTCGCCCACCATGCGGAACGTAACTTGGCTGCCCGAAGCGCGTGTACCGTTAATCAGCAACGGATCAGTGATTAGATAGTTGCCTTGGGGGACAAAAAGCGTTTTGGAGTTGTCCAGACAAAAGTCTATTGCCGCCTGAAACGCAGTGGTGCAATCGAAGCTACCGTTTCCGTTCGCGCCAAAATCCAGCACGTTTGCAGTCGCGCCGTCGATCATTGAGTAGGTGGCTTTAGTCAGAGACATAATAGTTCTCGCTTATACGGTGTAAGTAATGGACGCACCCACATATTTTCCAGCGCCAGCAGAAATATTTATGTAAGCGCCGGTCACTGCGTCAAGAAATGAAATTCGGTTGTCAGCAGACTGAATATGGGCTGTCGCTACCGCAGAACCCATACCTATAAAAAAGCATGACCCGTATGCACGTTCAGCAGAACTGGAAAAGGGCAGCCCCGTAATAAGCAAAACGCCAGATGCGCCCGTAGTATTTACGTTAAACAATGAGATTTGCGCCGTCACTTGACGACCTATGCGGGTGTAACGTCCGCTAGCGGTAACTGGCGTGGTAGGCGCGGCGGCGTCGCCTGTCAGTGTACCTGTCCATACACCTTCCTCATAGTCATTCAGCAATTCGCTGGTCATGCCAGCAGCGTGCGTTGCTGCGCTGAAGTCAATGCCTTTGCCAGCGGCGCTAGGAACGAAGTTACCAGAAGCAAGTTTCAGGTCGCCATTTGGAAACAAAGCCATTGTTTCGGGAAAACTAGCGATAGGACTTCCAGCCGTTCCAGACGCCGCGCTGTACCAAACATGGAAGCCAGAGTTTTGCTGATACCATCCAGCGGCACCAGTTACGTTATAGCGCAGAGCATTATCATAATACCAGTTTGAGCCGATATTATTATAGACGCCTTTTGAAAACAGTCCGCCATCGTTAGGTACGTCGAGATGCCCCGGCCCAGTCCAAGCCATCTTGGTTGTCGCAACCGCTACGTTGTTTTGCGTCTGAGTGAGGTCAGCAACTGATACTTTAACGGTAGCGCCGCTCTGAACAATAGGCAAAACTTCTGTGCCAGCAAGGGGGCTGGCAGCAGTTGTAAGCGCGGAAATCTTTTTATCAGCCATAGTTTATATCCTTACAAATTGCCTTCAGACACCCAAGTTCCGGGCTGCCCTGATACGGTACAAATCCAACCTTTTGGTGAGCCAACAGCGGGTGATGCGTTCATTACGCGGCTTCCCTTGCACCATTTGATATTGCCGTAGTCGCCGGGGTTAGATTGAGGACTGGTTGGGCCAAACAATATTTTAGGGTGGACTAACGATCCAGTTACGGTGTCTGTGTAAATGCCGCCAAACGAAAGCTGTCCATCTGTCGGGTTAAGCGCAAAAAAGCGGCTTCCAGCGGCAAACACTTGATCGCCACCCAACCAGTAAGATACGTTTCCTACAGGAGCGCGTCCGCTCGTGCTAAGAGAAGCGTATCCTTCATACAGTTCAATCGAAGCGTAATCCGTACCAAGATTGAGCGCGCCGCGAGAGTTTTGTGTACCAAACTTATGCAAGCGGCCAGTAACTGCGTTTCCACCAGAAACCAAGCCTGTAGCAGTATCGCCCCATTTAATTGCGTATTCGTTTGCCGTAATCATGGCGGCGTCTTGCTGGATGCCGTTGCCAGTGATCGTCAAACCTTTATGAAGCGCAGTACCCTTATCGCACTCAATATCACCGCCGGCGTTACCTTCCAGATAGTTTCCGGTGATTGTAACGCCATAGCAAGCTGCAAGGCTGATAGCTGGGCCTGCAACGCCACTCAAACCTTGAATGACGTTCCCGTCGATTGTGCAAGTGTTCATCGCAGGATCGGCAGCGGCGTCATAAATTGACAGGAAGGCGTCGCCTTGCTCAATTAGGTTGTTGGTGAAATGCAAATCGTAAGCAATAGGCATTGCGGCAAAATAGCCTGTCCAACCCCATGCACTGCAACCCATCGCATAGATAGACTGCGCGTAGAGCGTGCTGTTGTTAAACATCCGAATACGGTCAAAAGCGCAGTTCGAGAAAATAATGCGGCGATACGTTGCGCCGTTAATAACTTGTGCCAGCACGCCAGCATCAGTCTTAAAATACATATTGTCGAAAGTGATTAATTCAGCATCAAGGTTTGTAACAAACATCGTGCCGGCATCAGCTTTATATAGGCCGCCTGCGCCGCCGCCAGACACGACAAGCCGCTTTTGAGTTGTCAAAAGCGAACGGTCAATCGTGATGAAAAAGACCTTCGCAAGTCCGGGAAAAAATAGGTTTACATCGTTCGCAACTGCATAATCAAAAGCGTCTTGAACTGCTGCCGTGTCATCCGTCACGCCATCGCAAACAGCACCGAAATCTTTGACCGAAACATATTCTGCCAGCTTGTCTTGGACGTTGGTGGCTACGCTGCCGGTAAACGGTGGGTCATAGCTAACAATCGACGCGTCTACAGCGCCAGTAGTAGTCTGGATTGCTGTGGTGAACTTTACCTCACCGCCGACGTGTACGCCAGACGTAAACGTCACGGTGTCGCTGTCCGTCTCCAGATAGCTGTCACCAACATACTGGTTCACGCCGTCGATGTAGACGGTCAGCGAGTTCGTGCCGGGCGTGTAGTTGATCGTCGAAAGGTTGAACACGGTCTGGCCGGCGGTAGCCGTGATGACTTCTTCCTGCACCGTGTAGTTGACGAAATTCGAGTTGACGCCAGTGATGTTGTCGTAAGTGCCCAGCAGGATGCCTGTGGCTGTCTCAATAACAAACTTATAGACCAGACCGTCAGTCAGCCAAATTTCGCCGCCCGGTACGCGTCCTGCGCTGTCCAAAATGATAGGGTTTGCGTGCGGCGTGACGCCAGACGCGCTGGTATACGTGACTTGCGGCGTAGTTGTGCCGGCTGCATAGGTATAAATCTTGCCGCCCGACAGGATAACGCCGTTATTGTCGAAGAACTGCGCTGCGAAGCCGCCGATGGGCGAAGGGGTTACTGACATCTAATTACTCCAGCAGCAACAATCCGCCGTCCTCTTGGACGAGGTTGTCACCTATTTCAGTTAGCAGATTGCCTTGCACGGTCGCGTCAGAGTAGCCAGACAGAAAGCTAATAATGCTCCCTAACCCTAAAGCAATACCATTACGAAGCGCGCCGCCGAAGCCCATATATCAGTTCCGGTTAATCGGCTTGGCGTACACCGTACCGCCTGTGGACACCTGAATGGCACTCACGCGCCAAGGTGAGCCGTTCGTGTTGACGGTCAGCACAAAAGGAATTGGCGTAAATGGCGGAATTGGCGTACTGGCGGTCGTAGCGACAGCGCCGACGCCTACTTCGACGTAGCAAGCCTGATCCGACCAGACCACAACGCCCTGCGCGCCGGGAGGCCATGTGGACGTGTTACCAGCAGTGCCGGTATACGCCACGCTGTATGCAGGATAATCAGCTTTGCTTAG